ATCGTGCATTAAGTGCCAGTGATGTTGACAGGAACTTCCAAGCGGAACGTAGGTTCCACGGCGTCTAAACAATCAGATCTAGTATAGTCTGCAACTTGCCTTTTATTGATTTGTTATTGAGAGTGTTTCTTAATCCACCGTGTAAATTTTTTGGCCAGCACTCGAATGCACACCAGCAGTATCCCGAGTGTTCTCCGTTGAGTTTGGGAATAAATTCGCCATCTACTGCAACTAGATATGTGTGAAAGAAAAACTTTTGATCGTTTGAAGTGAATAGTTCTAACGGAATAACTTTTTTAAAGACCGGTGTGTCGCCCACTTCTTCTTTTATCTCTCGCTTCAGTCCTTCAAATGCACTCTCGGTCCAACGTGCTTGACCTCCTACCAAACCCCAAGTACCTTGAGTTTTCGCATCTGTACGTTGTAAAAACAAAAATCTTTTTGTAGAAACAGCATAGAACAAAGCACCGGAACAAACAATATTTTCTTTCATAGTAAATTATAACAAGTAATTATTGAATTATCAAGGAGTAGTTGCGTCAGTTGATGCATCGTAACTGGATGCGCCACCGTCCAGCACTATGGTCCAATTACCAGAAGTATATATACCCTCGTAACTTTTTACCCATTCTGTGCCGTTAAATCTATACTGTATGCCGGTATTGGTGTTGGTTACATAATGTTGTGTTGAATCCGGATGACTCGCATCAAATACTTTTTTCCAACGTGATTCCGATGTGCTGTATTGTATAATATCACCAACACTTGCTACCAAAGAACCCCAAGTAGAACTTTGAACAGTGGCTGTGGAATCACCTATTTGATCTATGATAAGATATCTATCACCATCTGCAGGATTGGTAGGTGCAAATGTTGTAGGATTTATAATTTTTTTGACAGCAGTCAAAGTATTTGCAGGAATTGTGTCTGAGTCAACAGTGTATAACAGTATTGTTTCATCTAATGTGCTTGTTGCAATAGTGCCGATCACTTCACTTCCGTCGGCCTGTTTCAATCTAATCTGACTGGTACCGTTTACCACCTTGCCATACTGATCTAGTAACACTTTCCAATTCACTGGTGGACCAAATGTTTCAAAAGGATCAAAATTCGAAGGTTCGTTAGCACCTGTATAAAACCCGTCACCGCCGGATTTGACATTTACTCCGGTTGTACCCAACAATCTCAACTGATTTCCTGTGACAAGCAATCCAAAATTATTTGGTGTAACAAAACTTTGCGATATCAACGGTCCGCTTATCAATCCTTTGTTTATACCACCTTCGTCGTCATACACACTCATGATAATTTTTTGTACCACACCTAATTTTTTTACTTTAACAGGTGGTGACAACCAAATGGGCATACTGAAATTCATTGTGGCCACATCTATTTCAGATTCTGCACCAACCGGTATTGTACGCGAACTGAACGTGATATCTCTTAATTCAACATAACTCAAACTGGTCCAATCTATGTAATTGCTTGATTTCTGTATTTCAAAATCAGGATTAAACAAATATAAAATTTGCTCTAATATTTGTAATTTTTGATCGGTGTTGGTTGTGTAGATGTCTGCTGTTACTTCTAACCTGAAAGGAGAAGGCATGACTTTTTCTACGGTGTATCCAGCACCTAACTTGTTGCTGTAAGTGCCGTCAGATAAAACATCTCTCTCCTTCAAGTGTTGCTTTTCGATGTGATAGGGATTTTGCATCCTTTCTCTATCGTAGTTGAGTTCTCTGATGTAACACGCAATTTTCGGTGCATAAGTCAATGCATTTTCTGAATTGTTTTTTATTAAGTTAGCAACTTGTCTTGTTGGATCACCATACACAACCGGAACAGCACGTAAGGCAATTTGCCTGTCAGCACCTTTGCCTGTCTCAACACTGAAGTTGTTCAAAATTCTCATGAACTGTGTTAAGAATCTACGTACCTGTCCTGAATAAAAATGTAACATTAATTGTCAGCCTTTGGTTTCAGTGCATCTTCAAGTGATTGTCTCTGCTTCACAGTGAGACCGTTAATTGTGTCTGATGTTGTGTTATTGACAAATCCTGTTTTTTGCGTTGCCCTAGAATCATTATTACTCATAGTTATTCTAACCGAATCTTCTATCTTAATCCATCTGGCACCGTCGTATCTAAATAATCTGTTAGGTAGATAGTCTGTACGTAAGAAATAATCACCTTTGTCAACATTGGAAGTTGGGAATGAAATACCAAATCCCGCCGGGTTACCGTTAGGTGCAACACCGTCACCGTCCAGATAGAACCCATAATGGGAAGCGGCCGGCGTGTCAATGACTGCATTAACATTTTTATCCATGCTGGCTCTTTGCTCTTCTGTGTTGACGTTGTCTGTCCTAATGTTGCCTCTTTCATCGATAGGTGCAACATAATATTGTTTGTAATTGAAACCTGCCTTGGGTGCATCCGCTTCCGCCTGCGCCAGCACTTGATCTGATATTGTTTTTTCTCTGTTGTATGTTGACATGTAACTTGCCAAACTTCCAGCAGTTGCGGCATCTCCGAGTATGTCTTTGTATTCTTGCGAGTCCACTAGTGATTTAAGTTTCAATCTTAAAAGGTGCGGCCACCAAGTTTGTGAGAATCCTTCTGCGGCTCTGTTAACATCTTCTATTACATAATATCTTTTTAGTGCTATTGGAATGGTTTCATCTAAACTGTAATCTTCTTTCATGTGAGGGAATTCCAACACATCACCACTCATGGGTTTCCTTCCAATTCTCTCAACGGTGTCGTTCATGTGTACAGTCAAAAACAGTGTGTCATTTTGTAGGAACATTCCGAACTGGCTCAAATTGAAATCCATGTCTTGAACGTTGTAAATTCCCCGGATTGTGTAGATGTCAGAGGCATATTTTCTGTCTCTGTTTTCTAAAAAAAGTAAATCTTGTATGGTTCTTTCATTTAAAGAATCACCTGAATATTGTGGTTGTGTTGGTGATGCTTCGCCGTCCTTGTTGGTACTGCCTTGATCGTAAGGACCCAAATATTTGTGGAAATGTAGATCGGTTCCTCCCACCGTGAACATCTCTTTTATGTTACGATCAAAAAATTTGTAATCTGCACCTTTTTCAGTTTTTTATTTTGACAAAATAGGCATATCACACATATTTATTGTTAGTTTCATTCCTATAAATATGTGTATGTCAGAACTTCAAACAGGACAACAAGAAATATTTGATTACGTCAAGAATAACCTCGGTGAGGGCATGATAGACGTGGAATTGGACCCAAAACACTATCAAACGGCACTGACTCGTGCTATAGATAGATACAGACAACGCAGTTCAAATGCGGTTGAAGAGTCTTATGCTTTTTTAGAATTGAAGAAAAATCAAAACACTTACATTTTGCCTGATGAGGTCATTAACGTAAGAAAATTATTTAGAAGAACAGTCGGTTCCAGAACTGAAGGGGGCGAAGGTGGTACATTGTTTGAACCATTCAATTTGGCATACACAAACACATATCTTTTGAGAGCGGGAGCAACTGGCGGATTAGCCACATATTTTGCTTTTGCATCCTATCAAGAATTAGTTGGTAAATTGTTTGGTTCATTCATACAGTTCCACTTTGATGTTGCCACTAAAAAATTAACAATCACGCAAAGACCAAGAGCCGACAACGAGACAGTGCTGATGCACACCGACAACTTTAGACCAGACATCACATTATTCAAAGACATTTACGCAAAACCGTGGATCAGAGATTACACACTTGCGGTTTGCAAAACAATGCTAGGTGAAGCAAGAGGCAAGTTCAACACAATAGCAGGTCCACAAGGCGGTACAACATTGAACGGTGGTGAACTAAAACAGCAAGGTCTTGCTGAGATGGAAAGACTGGACACCGAAATAGGAAACTTTGCAGAAGGTGGAACACCACACAGTTTTGTTATTGGTTAATTCTTAATCATATCATTTTAAATAAGAGTGGCATGTTACAACAAGACCCTCAAAGAAAATATTCAGATCTTACACTAGACGAACTAGAACAAGTGGTAATAGATTTGGAAAACATGAGCATATCTGCACTCAAAGAAAAGAAAAAAGATCTTAGAAAATTGATACTTAAATCTGCTCAAGCGGCCAAAAAAGAGATTGAAAGACGTCTAAAAATCTAGTATAATCAACAAATGCTGATAGGAATTGTAGGACTAATAGGTTCCGGAAAAGACACAGTCGCACAAAGACTGGTGGACAAACACGGATATCGCAGAGATAGTTTTGCCAAGAGCCTCAAAGACGCAGTGTCATCGATGTTCAATTGGGATCGTGAGATGCTGGAAGGAAGCACCAAGGAAAGCAGGGAGTGGCGTGAACAACCAGACGCTTTCTGGAGCCGACAGTTTGGCAAGCCGGTGACACCAAGATGGGTTTTGCAGTACTTTGGTACGGAAGTCATGCGTGGTCAGATGTACGATGCCATATGGGTGGACAGTTGCCTGGGCAGATATGACGGCAAACCAACAGTGATATCAGACACCAGATTCCCTAACGAGGTGGATCAGATCAGGGCACGTGGTGGCAAGATCATACGTGTGAAAAAGGGCACGGATCCGGAATGGTTTACCAATTATATAGAAGGAAACATCATTCCCAAGGATGTGCATTCGTCGGAGTATGTGTGGGCAAGATCAGAGTTTGATCATGTCATATTGAACGACGGTTCTCTTGAAGACTTGTACAAAAATGTTGACGAACTAATCATCGGCAACAAGATCTCCCATTCGCCATCCAAGTCTACGAACACTACCCAACCGCTGGCAGTTGGCGCAAACAGTTTTTAAGTTTTTTTCATTAACATTTCGCAGATTTCCGTCTAAAAACATCACATCGAGTTGTAGTTTATCCTGGGCCCTAAATCCACACAACTCGCATTTATTCTTCTTTTTGTATCCTGACCTTTCAAGCACTGTGACACCACCAATTTTACGTTTGGCACGTTTACGATTGCAGGTATCACATCTGCTTCTCCAGTATATTTTGTCACCCTTGCGGTACCCGTAGGCCCTAGGCTTTGACTTACACTCTACGCACAATGGTCTCACAAACTTGTTCATATAATGTATTTACGTTGCCTATATAGGCACCAAAAAATGGTAAGTTTTGTCATAAAATTCATATGATATTATAAATAACTCTAGTATACGTATAAACTTGCAAGGAGAAAACGTAAAATGGCTTTAACATCACCAGGAGTAGAGGTTTCAGTAATAAACGAAAGTTTTTATGTACCATCAGATGCGGGTACAACACCTCTTTTTATAGTAGCATCTAGTCAAGACAAAGATAACGGAGCGGGAACAGGCACAGCGGCAGGTACAACAACTGCAGGTGCGAACACTGTTTACTTGCTATCGTCACAAAGAGAATTAACAGAAACATTTGGAGATCCAAAATTCTACGCAGATGCTTCGGGAAACTCATTGAATGGATATGAATTAAACGAATACGGTTTACAAGCGGCATATTCGTTTTTAGGAGTAGCCAACAGAGCATATGTTTTAAGAGTAAACGTAGACACTAACGACTTAATCGGAAGTGCATCGGCTCCAACAGCGGCACCAACAGATGGCACATACTGGTTTGACCTTGCATCAAGCAGTTATGGTATATTTGAATGGAGCCAAACAGATCAAAAATTCACAGCAAAAACACCTTTATTGATCACAGCAGTTACTGACCTGGTAGGTAACGTTTCAACTGGTGCACCAAAAACATCAGTGGGATCACAAGGTGATTACGCTATCAACACAACACACGTGAGCAACAAGATTTACAAAAAATCTTCAAGCAACACATGGGTACATTTAGGATCAAGTGCATGGCACTTAACTTTACCTGTGGTCACTGTGACAAGTGGAACAACTGTAACAAGCGGTCATTCAATGAAAATTAATGGCGTGACTGTTTCGGCAGGTGGTACAGCATTATCAGATGTAAACACAGCAATCAACAATGCAAACGTTCCGGGTGTGACTTCAAGTGTAAACAGCACAACAGGAAACTTAGAAATATTCCACAATGGTCTAGGTTTTGGTGACTCTACACAAGGTTTCAACACTTTGAGATTTGAAGCAGGAACAGGTACATTGTTGTCTGATCTAGGAATCACAGCAGGCGTTAAAAACGGTGCTAAATTCCTACAAGCAAAACACACAAACAGACCAACTTGGAAAACAGCAGACGAAAACAGACCTAACGGTTCAGTTTGGTTCAAAACTACAAGTGCCAACTCAGGTGCAAACATAGTTGTCAAACTTTACAGTTCGTCAAGTGCGGCTTTCAATTCAGTTGCGTCACCATTGTATGCAACAAATCATCAAGCAATCTACAATTTAGATCCAGCGAACGGTGGTACTGGATTGTCAGTTGGTGATTTATACACACAATTCAACATTACTGAACAAACTGTAGACGGTCAAAGCGACACTACACCTAATGTTGGAGACTTCCAAGTATTTAGATATGAAGGTGGACAGACAATTATCAGTTCAAAAACTACATATCCAAGTTTCACAGCAAACGAAACATTCACTGTAAGAGAATCACTGAAAAATCAAGAAGCATTGGCGGCGGCGAAAACTGTCACAATGATTTCAAGCGATGGTTCTACACTAGGTGATGCAGAAGATTTTGTAACAGCATTCGGTAACGCGGGATTTGTAAACCTTGAAGCATCAATTATTGCAACTGGTGAATACAAAGGTGCAATCCAGATCAAACACAAATTAGGTGGTGAGTTTAGAATGAACAACACATCAGGTACACCACTTGATGATGCAGGATTTGGTACAAGTGCCGCACACAGTTACGGCGGATACACTGCAAACAGTACAACACTGATTGACAACTTATATGTTGCTCCAACAGGTGACTCAGAAGACTCGACTGTGGGTAATGAAGTTATTGCATCAAACTGGAAGCGTTTAAGTTACACAGCATCAGCAAGTGCACCAACTAACGAACCAGCAGATGGAACATTATGGTATGACACTAAGATCGATGAAGCAGACATAATGACTCACAACGGTACAACTTGGGTAGGTTATGCAAACCAATACGGTACAACAGATCCAAATGGACCACAGTTTAGTGCAACAGCACCAACAACGCAATCAGATGGAACACCACTTGTGACTAATGACTTATGGATAGACACTAGTGACTTAGAAAATTATCCAAAAATTTACAAGTACAACACATCAGCAACTTTGAGCTCGACTAACACAGCAAATCAGGTTGCAGTGACTACATCAGGTGCGGCTTGGGAACTAGTTGACAAAGCAGATCAAACGACTGAAGACGGTGTGGTATTTGCAGATGCTAGATGGCAAACTTCAACTGAGAAGAATGCTAACAACAGCACACAGGCAGGTACAGCATCAAGCATTAAAGATCTTTTAAGTGATAACTTCTTGGATCCAGATGCACCAGACCCAGCATTATATCCACAAGGAATCCTATTATGGAACACAAGAAGAAGCGGGTACAATGTTAAGGAATACAAAAACAGTTATATCACTGAAACAAAATATCCAAGTTCAGGTTCTTCAGGACTAGGTAACATCAGATTCAGCAACGAATCTGTTGCAGGTTACTACCCTGACAGATGGGTTACGAAGTCAGGCAACAACGCAGACGGTTCGGGAACTTTTGGTAGAAAAGCACAAAGAAAAGTAATAGTACAACAAATCAAATCAGAGATTGACACAAACCAAGCAATCAGAGAAGACCAAAGAGGCTTCAACGTAATTGCTTGTCCTGGTTACCCAGAAGCAATTTCAAACATGATCAACTTGAACACTGACAGAAACAACACAGCGTTTGTTGTTGGTGACACACCTTTAAGACTAGAAGGCACAGCGACGTCTATACAGGACTGGGCTAACAACACAGCAGGTGCCACAGACAACGGTGAGGATGGTCTTGTGAGTGCAAGTGATTACCTTGGAGTATTTTATCCATCAGGTCTAACAACTGACAACACAGGCAAATCAATTGTTGTTCCACCATCACACATGATGATGAGAACACTGGCAAATAACGACAATGTTGCTTTCCCTTGGTTTGCTCCGGCAGGTACAAGACGTGGTGTTGTGGACAACGCAACTTCGGTTGGATATGTTAACTCAGAGGGCGAATTTGAAACAATATCGGTAACAGAGTCTGTAAGAGATTCGATGCATGAAGTCAAAGTAAATCCAATCACTTTCTTCTCAGGAGCAGGTATTGTGAACTTCGGTAACTTGACGAAGACTTCGGCAAGTTCGGCATTAGATAGAATCAACGTATCGAGATTAGCAGTGTATCTAAGATCACAATTGGATGCTATTGCGAAACCGTTTATCTTTGAACCAAATGATGAATTGACAAGAAACGAGATCAAGGGTGCGATCGAATCGTTCTTGTTAGAGCTAGTTGGTCAAAGAGCTTTATACGACTTCTTGGTAGTGTGTGACGACACAAACAACACACCAACAAGAGTTGATAGAAACGAACTTTATGTGGATATAGCGATTGAACCTGTGAAATCAGTGGAATTCATCTACATACCGTTGAGAATCAAAAACACAGGAGAAATAGCAAAATTAGGGAACTAATTTTCGATAAATAGGAGAACAAGATGGCAATATCAACATTATCAAAATTTACAGTACCTTTAGCAAACGATCAAAGTAGTGCATCACAAGGCCTATTGATGCCAAAACTACAATATCGTTTTAGAGCGATCCTGGAAAATTTTGGAGTATCAACACCTAGATCAGAACTTACAAAGCAAGTTATGGACATAACAAGACCTAACTTGACTTTTGATCAAGTAACTTTAGATGTATACAACTCAAGAGTATACGTTGCAGGTAAACACACTTGGGAACCAATCACAATCACATTACGTGACGATGTTAACAACTCAGTTACTAAATTGGTTGGTGAGCAAATTCAGAAACAGTTTGACTTCTTCGAACAATCAAGTGCGGCATCTGGTATAGATTACAAGTTCACAGCAAGAATTGAAATGCTTGATGGCGGTAACGGATCAAGTGCACCAAATGTATTAGAAACATTTGAACTTTACGGTGCATATGTGGAAAACGTTAACTACAATTCGTTAGCATACAACACATCAGAACCGGCTACTATCACATTATCTTTAAGATACGACAACGCTATCCAAACACCACAAGGAACAGGTATTGGTACAGCAGTTGCAAGAACTATCGGTACTTTGAGTACTGGTGGTGGACAATAAGATTTAAGTTAGCAATTATAAACATTAAAAGCGTCTTTATAGGCGCTTTTTTTGTGGCTATAAATAACTGGTATGCCAAGCATTAATAATTTTTTACAAGGATTCACAGACGGACTACCGGGCATGAAAGATTTTCGTCATGCTTCGAGACTGTACATCGACGACAATTTTAAACTTTTACCAAAACAAAAGTTTCTATACTATGTGCATTTTGACCTTAACGACAACAAGACAGTAAAAAGTTTTACTTCTAACGAAAGGTACGAGCTCAACATGCTGGTCAAACAGTGTGAACTGCCAAGGTTCAACATGAACTATGAAGAAAAAGTACAGTACAATAAAAAGATGTACACCAACACAAGGATAGTATATGAACCGGTTGTTATCACATTCCACGACGACATGGCCGATACTGTAAATGCTTTTTGGAAAAAATATTACGAATACGAAATTGCCGATCCGGTCAATCTAAGCGACGACCGACAGAACAATTCAAAGGATGACTACTATCAGATAAACAGGCAAACAACTAAATGGGGTCTTGACACTCCCAAACAAAGCAAAAATCCTTTCCTAAAAGGCATACAAATATTTGTGCTACACAAACAAAGATTCACAAGTGTCAATTTAATCAATCCTGTAATAGGCAGTTTTAATCATGACACGTTAGATCAAGCGGACGGAACCGGACTGATGCAAAATCAAATGCAGGTGTTGTACGAAACAGTAGTATACGGATCGGGCACAGTGAGCCAGATTAAAGGCGAAAAAGGATTTGCCCAAGTACATTATGATAACGAACCTTCGCCGTTGTCGGTATTGGGTGGCGGAACCAATTCAATATTCGGTCCCGGTGGTGTTGTGGACGGAATCGGTTCAGTAATATCCAACGTTCAGAGTGGAAACATACTGGGTGCAATACTCGGTGCCACAAATACCTACAACAATGCTAAAAAAATTAAAAAGTCAGGTGTCAAAGAAGAACTAAAAGGACTTGCAAAAAAAGGTGTAAATGAGATAGCCAAGAATGCAGGCGCAGTGACTAATCCTGTCGGACAGTTTGCAGTCGGCGGGGCACTACTATTAGCATCGCAAAAGTTAGAAGCAACTCCGCGGGGCACAGTGGACAACAACACAGGAAAAAACAACACAACAATCACGAATTCAACAGTTGACACAACAAATTTTCTCACAGCAGAAGAGTCGTACAATCTAATAACCACTAACCAAACAATCAAGGACGAGATTGCGGCCGGTGTATATTATAAGGACATAGGATCAAGAAAAGGACTCACAATAGCAGAATCCAATGTCGAGTACAACAATTCATCAAGCAACGTGAAAACAGTTTATAGATCAAAAGCAGTGACAGACATTCGTAAACTTGTAACAGAAGGCTACATAAAAATAAACAGGCAATCACAAGATGTAAATGTTGTGGTCGAGAAAGAGACATTGTAACATGGCAGAATTTTTTACAAACTTACCAAAAAAAGAACAAACAGAGTTGGACAAAACTATTGACACTTTAACTACACAAACCTACGAGAAAGATTTTGAATTCAACTCAGGCGAATACGATGCCTGCATTGCATTTTTTGTGAAGAGAGGATTCAAAAGAGCTTCTGCCGAGTCGACCGCGTATGTGATAATGGCACAGGCAAAAATAGACAACATAAAATCTACAGAAATTTTAGACAAACTGACTTACGCCGATTCTGCCCAATTATCTGAATTGATATCAATTATTTTAAACGCCAACAGATACAAGTCCAGCAGATTAGGTGTAAGGAAAACACTGACCACTACGGGAACTGTATCTAGAAATATTCTAGACTAATGTTACCAAGATTCGCAAAGGGAAAATTTTATCCAAAAAATCAGGAAAAGTATGTGGGACTAAAAACCCCAACCTACAGATCTAGTTGGGAACAGGCTTTCATGCGATTGTGTGATCAACATCCTAACGTTTCCAAATGGGCAAGCGAGTCTATAAAAATCCCTTATAGGCATCCGTTTACAGGCAAGTACACAGTTTATGTTCCGGATTTTTTTGTAGTGTACGTAGACAAGGATGGCAGAAAACACGCAGAACTAATCGAGGTCAAACCCATGGCTCAGACATCAATGGAGGCGGCAGGAAGAAGCATTGGCAAGAAAAAACAAGTTGTGATAAATCAGGCCAAGTGGGAGGCGGCAAACGCATATGCTAAACAGAACAGAATAAGATTCCGAGTTGTTTCAGAAGAACAATTATTCCACAACGGAACACGTAAGTAAATAAAAACATGACAAAGAAATTAGAAGAAATTTTGAATTTACCAAATGTCAAGGAAGCATTCAAAGAAGTTGACGAAAAAGAAAAAGCCAAAGAGTCAAAAGAAGGTGCGAATGGTAAAAGTAAAAATCTAGATCCAGAGACACAAAAAAATCTTCAAAAAAGTTATGCGGAATTTGACAAGATTGCGGCCGCACTGCCACAAGTAAAGGGATTGGGTGAACTGAGTGATCTTGAGCTTGACAAACTGGCCGTAGAGGCAGAGGAAAGTTATAAAAACTTGATGGACCTTGGCATGAACGTGGATTCACGTTACTCGGGCAGGATATTTGAAGTTGCAAGTACCATGCTTAGAAATGCCATAGATGCAAAATCCAACAAGATCGACAAAAAGTTAAAGATGGTGGAACTACAACTGAAGAAACAAAAAATGGATCAGGGCAATAAAGAAGACACTGGCACCGAAGTACAGGACGGATTCGTTATATCAGATCGTAACGAATTAATGAAAAAACTACTAAAGAAAGACTAAATATAGCATATGAGCACGTTCAAACAATATCTTACAGAATCATCAAAGTCATACGACTATAAAATTAAGATTGCTGGTGTAATCGCTGACGATTTTGCCAGTAAAATGGAAACAGCATTGCAAAAATTTGATGTTGCAAAAATGTCAGCAGGAAAAAAGACACCAATCATGACAATGCCTTTAGATTTTCCGCAATTAAGCAACGAGGAAGTGACAATTTTTGATGTTACAACAAACTACCCAGCATCACCGAGAGAAATGCAAGAATATTTGGGTGTATATTTGAACGTTCCTCAAACACACATAGTTGTTAGAAAACCAGGTGAACCAACAGAACAATATCAAGACGAAATGCAAGTGGCAAAAAATTCAGAATACAAAAATAAATTATTGGATTTAGAATACACAGATTCGGCTAAAATCAATGCAGAAGATTTCCACTCTACAAAAGCAAACATGAGTTTGTTAAAAGAATTACTTAAAGACAGAGAAAACAAGTACGAGATAGAAAAAGGATCAGACAACAAAGTCCAAGACACACAGAGCAACGAAGAAGAATCTAAACCATCGATGTTGAAAGCGGCGCACAAAGGACCGGTGAAGGGAAATCCACATCCGGCAGGAGGCAAATAACATGCAAATGGTTGATGTATTAAAACGTCTTCAAGAGATTGCAGAAACAAAACCAGAACTTGTTAAGGACGCTGTGGACAACGTTCAAAGAACAAATCCAGCAGATGTTAAAGAAGGCGGCATGAGTGACATACATATCGGTGCCCAAGAGGCGATAGCCGATTATCTAGATGGTCCGGATGGTGATTTAACAATGCCAAAAAGAGATGTAATTGCAGACCTAATGGCAAAATCGAAAAAAGCATCTTTCCCAACTTCATATGAATATTCAACAGCGGCTGACATGGTAATGGACAAATTTGATGAAAACGGCCAAAGGATAACGGGTAAGGAAGAATCGATAAATACAAGCACTATGGAAAACAAGCAAAAAGAAACTGTAAAAGAAGCAATACAAATTAAAACAGACACTCCAGAAGAAGCAGGAGTAATGATGCAAATTTTAAAACTTGCAGGTGTGCAACCAGTTGATGCAAAAATGATCGGTGCTGACGAACCAGAATCACATGCAGAACCAGAAATGGACACAGACGATGCGGCAGGTTCAATGGACATGGCGAGAATGAGAGACATAGTTAAATCTCCCGAAGATGAGAAAGCGGAAGAAACATTCGACAACGAACCGGAAGAAAAAACACAAGATGTTGACAGTCTGGTAAACGTACACTCAGGTGGTGCTAACAGGCAAAAAACACAATACAGAAAAGAATACCCAGGCGACAATCCAATGGCAGTTGAAGACAAAATCACAGAAGAAGAATTAGCAAGTAGTTTGAGAACACAATATGAAAGTTTCAAACAGGCTTACCAAGAAGCGGCCAAACCGGACTACATCGATCTTGACAAAGATGGTAATAAGACCGAGCCAATGAAAAAAGCCGCACAAGACAAAAAAGACGCAGACAAAAAATAAGTCTTTTCCTCTACCAAATAATCAATTAAATACTTTACTATGGCGTATGTATCATTAGATAGCGAACAAATTAAAAAGGCCAACAAGAAGCACAAATACACCAAGGAACAGGTGTTGCAACTTGAAAAGTGCATGGACCCAAAGACAGGTCCTTTATTTTTTATGAAAACGTTCATGAAGATACAACACCCAGTAAAAGGTTCGGTGGCATTCGAACCGTTCCCATACCAAGAACGATTGATTGAAAGTTACAACAATCATAGATTTTCCATAGCAATGCTACCTAGGCAGACCGGCAAGACCACGTGTGCTTCCGGTGTCCTTATATGGTACGCAATGTTTAGACCAGATTCACAGATACTGATAGCGGCACACAAATACGCAGGAGCATCAGACATCATGTCAAGGGTGCGTTACGCATACGAGATGTTGCCGGCGTGGATCAAGGCAGGTGTGAACCAGTACAACAGGAATTCGATAGAATTTGACAACGGATCAAAGATAATGGCCACTACCACAACAGAAAACACAGGACGGGGTATGTCACTTACATTAATATATTGTGATGAGTTCGCGTTCGTGCAACCACCAGAGAAGGCCAAGGAGTTCTGGACATCACTATCGCCAACATTGAGTACAGGTGGTAAGTGCATGATAACATCAACACCTAACAGT